CATCATATTCAATTAATTTGGCAATCAACAACTAGGAGGTTTGCATGTCTAAATTTGAAGATGAATATAAGAATGTCAAAGACAAAAATTTAAAACTTATCTGTGATTATCTGCTAGGTCGAGAAGATATGCAGGAAAAATTAAACAACCCAAACAAGTCAATCGAAAAGATGTTTAGTTATGTGAGAAGCAAAGCTAAGAAAAAAGCAGTCAACGGATGTGCGGTTATCAGTGATACAGAAGTGTTTGGATGGGCCGTGCATTACTACGATGAAGAAGTGGTTTGTGACAATGCAGAACAGCCTGAGCGAATGACTTTACAGTATGCAAAAGACATTGTGAAAAAGAGTGTTGAGAAAAAGAAAAAACCTAAGAAAGAAGAATCTGAATGGCAGCAGGAAACGTTGTTTTAGAGAAGTTAAGAGAAAAGAAACTTTCATGGCCAAAAGCAATCGAAGCGTTTATTTTTTCAAAGATGGATTACAAGCTCGCAAAAGAAGCTTTTAGTCGAAGTTATTTTGTTGAAACACTAGAAATGTATTACGGAAAGCTATTAAAGCGAGTATTTGGGTTTCAGTTGTTCAAAAATTCAAACAATTCAGTAGAACTGAAAATTCAAGAAGTAGCCAGGTATTTAGAAGGCGAAAAAAATTTTCTGCTAGGAAACATCTATAGTGGAATGTATGGAAAACGTGTTGACTTCGACAGTCCATTGAAATTTTGGATTTGGGATAACAAATGGAATTTCTATCCAATTAAGATGTATTCAGTTGAAGACTGGATCATGCTATTGAATATTCCGTATTGCCAATATCAGTCTAAATTGAATCATTCAGGATTAGACTTTTTCGAGTATGTCTGTGCATACCGAAAAGAGCCGAAGATTGAATATCTCGTGAAAGCAAACTTGAGTCATTTCATTACAAGTCTTCGAGTTCTTGATCTAAGTCAAAAGAGCCTGGATAAGATATTCAAGATTGACCGTAAGTTTGTTCCACTTCTTCCGAAGATGGATTACACACAACTTATGTTATGCAGGCGTTTTCCATGGGCGAACGAACAGGAGCTTTTCGAAATAAGGAGAGCCAATTCTAAGTATATACGTAAGTATATGTGTCCAAGAGTTTTGGAATACTGTGGTCAACTCGAATATCGAAATTTAACTATCTACGATGATTATTTAAGATTTTCTGAATCAATCGGAGCAGACATGAAATCTTACAGAGTTCTAATACCTTCGAATCTGATTGAAGCACACGATGCAGCTTATAAAGCTTTGCGAGATATCAATGATGCAAGATTTGAAAAAGGCATTCTTGAGAATTATGAAAAACATGTTGAGTTGAGCTACTCAAATGACAAGTATTTGATTCGTCCCGTTAAAAGCAACAAAGAATTGAAGCAGGAGTCTGAAGCATTGAATCATTGTGTCAGGACTTATGCAACCCAGGTATCGAGTGGAAGCACAGAGATTATGTTTGTTCGATTAAGTGATAAACCGGATGTCCCATTGTATACATTGGAATTGAAAAAGAATGTGATTCGGCAGTTTAGAGCGGATCACAACGCAGTACCTCCAGACGATGCATTCAGTTTTGTTCGTGAATGGGCGGATAAATTTAAATTAGATAAGGAGTTAATATCATGATTTTAAGACAAATGAGAAGTACATATTTTAGACCGGTTGATATTGTGGTCGTGAATGAATACCAGGATATCATGCTACCGGTCAATGGAATTCATAGCTTTTCTTCTTTGGCCAAGGCAAAGAATTACTTTGGAAAAAAAGATGTATTGGAGGTTGTGAATGATGAAGTTACAAGAACCACTAGGATTTATCTACAAGGCTAGTGGATGCATAAACAGTTTCTGATTGATAGAGTCGATGATTTTATCGCATTTGAAACAGAGAATGAGAAGGCAAAGAACACGTTGACTCATTACCGACAGGTTGTAGATTTGTTCGTAAATTCATTTGAAGTCGATGATATTTGTAAATTGGATGTCATCGGCTTCAAAAGGATGTTGGAAGAATCGTATGCTCCGGCCACTGTTAAGAACTACATCGCAATAGTGAATCGCTTTATTAAATATTGCGAATTGGTGGAGCAAGGCGTTGATCCAGACAGAAATGTGAGAACGTATTATTCCAAAATGACTGTGAAAAACATAAAAATTCAGCAAGTCGCATCACTGGATGAAGTGATTGAGCCTTCGGAATTTAAAAGAATGTGTCGCATGGCCAAACAGTGTGGCCAGATGGATATGTATCTGATTATGAAGATATTCGCGTATACAGGAATACGAGTATCTGAACTGAAGTATTTCACGGTCAAGAATGTCAAAGAGAATTACATCACAATCAAGAACAAAGGAAAGATTAGAGATGTGATTTTAAGAGATGATCTAAAGCGTGAGATATTGCGATATTGTCGTTCTGAGAAGATTACAGAAGGAATGATTTTCAATCTTACGTATAAACAGATTTATTCCAGGTTGAAAAAGATTGCAGGTAAATGCAGAGGAATCAAGAAGTCTAAGATTCATCCGCATGCATTTAGGCATATGTTCGCAATTAATTTTTTAGATGCAGGAGGACAATTGACTGAGTTGATGGACATTCTTGGCCACAATTCGATTCAGACAACATCGCTTTACACAAGGACAACGAACAAAGCTAAAAAGACCATGTTGGAAAACATGAAGTACAGATAGGAGAACAGTATGAAGATTGAATTGCGTACAGATTTCGAACCTGTATTAGAAACACATGACGTTGATGGTTTGGCTAGTCCAACAACACAAGAATTTAACAGATGGCTATTTAGGTTTGGAGACAAAGGATTGAGTGTTGTTTGTCACTTGATCAATGGGAGGATAGTCACATATGGAAATATGGAACGTCCATTCGAAGCTGCTTTAGTTGGATTCAATGATTACGAAACCTATTTCCTAGCAGAACCGAGTGGATATTTCACAGAAGAAGACATCAACAAGATGTTGCATAAGTTAGAGAAGGAGAAAGATTATGATTTTTAAAGTTATTTTAGGGTTATGTTATTTTGGAATCGGAGTAATGATATATACAGCTGCGCACAAGGTTCATCCAGAAACAGAAAGGTTTGCCTTATTGATTGCGATTTTGTGGCCAGCTTTTTTTATCTTCGAATTTATTTGCGAGTCATTCTTATTTGTTTATGAGTTAATTGCATCGGTCAAACACAATATTTTCAAAAAGTAGAGGTTCGCATGATGAAAATTATTGGATATTTATGTAACGGAAAACGTTGCGATTACTGCGAAAGCAGAATGCATCCGGACGAAAAACATAATTGCAGACATACTACCGATAAGAAGTATGCGAAATACAGATTCAGATTGTTAAGAAAATACAACAAGATTGATGATCATATGTGGATGGAGGTTGAGAGATAACATGGACCCTAATAAATCACGTAGCAAAATAACGAATAGAAGAATTAGTTTTTCTAAAGTTGGTGAACAAGAACCATTCTACACGCAGGAATTAGAAGATGTAGACGGAGCCTTTGGATGTCAAGCCACTTTTGGAGAAGCAATTCGTTTACTAATAGATGAATACGATAAGGTAATTAAACAAAGCGCAAAAGCAAAAGGCATTAGAGATTTTGAATTAGAGCACATGTATCAAAGAGGGTTTGCGGACGGATACTACAGTGCAATTAGAATCGTATCGGATTATCGTGATTCTTTTAAAAATAAATACACAGGACTGTGGGTAAGAGGAAAAGCACATGGAAGATTTTGATTTTAAATACATTCAAGAAATGGCAGATGCTCAAAAAGAATTGGACGAAACATTTTTTATAAAAAATGGTCACAAACTGCCTACTCAATTGGAAGACAATATGTCATTGATGAGGCTGTTTGGATTAATAATCAACGAAGAATACACGACTAAAGAAGGGCAAGCAGTTATAGATAGTCCAATATACGTAATAGTAGACAGCTTCGTGTTAGATTATTTTTTGGATTTGTGGGCAATAGTTTTAAAAAGTGCAGAAGGAAGAAGGACTGAAGATATACGTGATTGGATGTTGGAAAAATATATTGATATGGATTCGATGAATCGACAGTGTACAGATACTTTTTTTGAATTTGCATTGCAAATTATCCAATATGATCCAAGAGCAAAATTACGAAGATTAGTTCAACTATCTGAGCTATTTGGCTTTCCAATAGAACTGATTCACAAAGAATTTATGAAGCTCATAGAAGTGCGATTATCATATATCAATAAGGAGAAAGAGGAATGACAGAAAATGATGTTGAATTAATCAGGGAAATGTTAAGAAAACAAGATGGATTGGATAAATCAATCTTGGGAGCATATGGACTGACTGAGATTGATGGAGAAAAGTTGAAATTAGCAATCCTGGACGAGGTTGGTGAATTGAACCATGAGTTAAAAGCCAACTGGTGTTGGTGGAAGAAGACTCAAGAGCCAGTGGACAGAGGAAAAGTATTAGGCGAGCTAGTTGATGTATATCACTTCGTATTAAGTTATTGCAATCATTTTGAATGGGGTATAGATGGTTTAGGCTCTAATCGTTGCATGGCAAGAGATGTTGCAAAATGTCAAGAATCACTAAAGACAGGGGAGAGCAAATACGTAGATTATCTTTGTGATTTAGTTGATTATCCATTCAATAAAATACATAGGCTAATCGCAATTACAGAGCACCTTGGTTTTACAGTTGAACAGGTTTATGAAGCTTATGGAGACAAAAACAAAATCAACTATCAAAGATTGAAAGAGGGGTACTAGTGTATGTGGATCAGGAGTCAGAGCAAGAAAGCATTGTTAAATGTTAGTTCAATACACATTTTAAAAGACGGAGACATGAGCTTGATGTGTTGTGTTGTGGCCGGATGTGATTACGAATTGGGCGTTTATTCTACAGAAGAGAAAGCTTTAAAAGTCTTGGATGAAATACAAAGAAAAATTGAATGTCCTGATTCAAGTTTAATCTCACCAGCTGCAAGTATAAATTACTACCATTTAAGCGTAAGAGGTCATTTTTACCAAATGCCCGCAGATGATGAGGTGGAAATATGAAATTAATAGAATTGCTTCCGTTGATTGATTGCTATACAGTCAATATTTACGAAAAAAGAAGATATAGGCCATCCGGTTTTATTACAACGATTAATCCAAAAAAGAACAAAGGATACATTTCTAATAATTTGTTAGACGGAGAAATTTATTCAATATCAACAAATTGTAATGGCGCATTCAACGTTTTCATTGGCAATAAGAAAGCCGATGAAGAATTAGTTGATTTTGCAATTTCTCAAGGTTTAGTAAACAAGGATGAGGTGAAATAAAATGGGATTTTTAAGTGTGCTGACAATTGTTTTTGTAATTTTGAAATTAATTAATGTGATCACATGGTCTTGGTGGTTGATATTACTTCCAAAAATAATTGAAATTGTACTTCTTGCTTTTAATGCTTGGTGCGAATTTCGTGAACAGTAAGGAGAAAAAAATGATTGAATTGATTTTATGCCATTTAATTGGCGATTATGTATTGCAAATAGATCGTATTGCAGATACTAAAGGCACGAATATGTATCACTTGTTTGTGCATTGTGCTTTGTATTGTGCTCCGTTCTATTTTATTTATGGAGTATCGTGGCAGTTAGCGTTTATATTCGCTACTCACGTAATTGTTGATTTGTTGAAAGCTAAATATAAGAAAATTGATTATAAGACAGATCAGATTCTGCATTATATTACGCTTGTAATTGTGAATTTTATTTAGGAGATAAAGGATGGAACAAAATATAAAAGAAATCATAACAATAGTCTTGCCAATAGTTTCAATCTTAATATCATTTTTCACACTTACCATACTCGAAGGACATATAGAAGGTTTGGAAAATACAGTTTCTGAGAATATAGAAAAAATAAGTGAGTTAGGAAGAGAAATGGGCGTAAGACGGAACATAACTGCTGAATCAATAGCATTTGAAAGAATCAGAGATAATTATAAATTATATCGTCATGGTATAAGTGATGAAGAATTATCAGATTTTGCAATTCTTCAAGGTTTAGTAGACAAGGATAGGATGAAAAAATATGAATAAATATCAAAAAGCATTAAATACAATCGCTGATACACTTACTTATTACACAGTTCGTAAAGATTTGGCTTTATTACCTAGTGACAATGAAATATTTGATTCAATGGCTACACTTAGAGAATTAATCAAAAAAGCGGAATCATTTGAGTGGATTCCAGTTTCTGAAAGACTGCCTGAACCACCAAAGGGAAGAGATCCAAAGCTTGATTACAAAATGTTGGATATTTATTTAGTATCAGTAAGTGATGAAGGCTATCCAATTAGATCTTTTTGGGATGGGAAAGACTTTGGCGATGGAATGTTTAAATTGGATGTCAAAGCTTGGATGCCACTGCCTAATCCATATAAGGAGAATCAAAATGACTGCTAGAGAAATGTTTAAAGCATTTTAAGGGAGAAAACAATGGAAAATAAAACAAAAGAAATTCACATGAAGATCGTGATTGACAATCTGGATGAAATTAAAAAGCAGATTGAAGAATTAGGACAAGCTATTGAAGTTCCTAAATTTAGTGTAGAAAAAAGTGGAATAAAACAGAAGGAAGAAACGTGCCAAAATTTATCAGAATATGATTCATGTGACCAACTTGAATGTTCATATTGTGGAGTTGTTATTGAAGGATATAGTCGAATTGAAGTTGACGAAGATAATCCAGGTGACAAATATCATTATGAGTATCGTCCTAATTATTGTCCGAACTGCGGACGAAGAATTATTGATTGAGGTGAATTTAAATGAACGCAGATAGAATGCTTGAAAATGAAGGATACGTGTTTTCAGACACGACTATAGCTTCTAATAAAAAAACAGTAGTTAGTTATATAAATAACCAGAAATGGAATAGGATTGCATTTATATTAGAAGATAAGACATGGATTGCAGAAAGTTTTCTTCATAGTACAACAGCATTAGACGCTCAAGTAACAAAAGCAGTTTTAAAAAAATGTGAGGAAATGGGTTGGATCGAGTCAGAGCAAAGTCAAGAAACGAATTTCGAACATTACAAAGATGAAATAAGAGATGCAGAATTTGGCTTTGCAATAAGAAATGGAGAAGTCGTACCATGCGGATGTTGTTCTTGTAGGGAATGTCTTTTTTTCGGTAACCACACTTCATGCAGCGTATTGAGAACCAAATGGTTATACCATGAATATCAAAGAAAGTATAAATTAACTCAGTTCGAATACGACTTAATCAAAACGTTTGACCATTGCAAAGAATGTTGCTTATTGAATGATGTTGAATCATTGAAAAATCTAAGTAAAAAAGGATACTTCAATGGCATTGATCCTTTCACAAAGATTCAAAAAATCATAGATAATTGTGAGGTGGCCAAAGATGAACGCTGATGAAAAGAAGCAGGTATTAGATTATATATTATCGGTAATTCCGGAAGAAGAAGACAATTACACAAAAGGTGTGATTGATGCATACAATAAGATTTATGAGTATATTTCTTGTGAAATCAAAGAGGTCAACAAAGAAAGTAATCTAGAACATTATCATGACAAGATTATTGAATTAGGTGGTTTCAGAAACTTTGCGGTCCGAAATAATGAAATTCAAAGTTGTGTAAATAATTTAGGAGGCGATTGTGATAACTGTATATTTTCAAAGAGTTTCCAAAAACACGACAGTGATGAATTGTGTGACAGGTTGTGTGAAGACAAGAAGTTTGAATGGCTTCATCAAAGATACAATGAACATAAACTGACTCAATTTGAATATGATTTATTGAGAACAAACAACATGGCCAAAGGTAAAAGGCTAAAAGACTTTGATATATACGAGAATCTTCAGGAAGTTGGCTATTTCAAAAATCTAGATTTCAATTTAAAGATTGAAGACATTTTAGAAAATTGTGAGGTAATAGAAAATGGAAAATAATGTATTAGATAATTTATTTGAAGGAATTCAAGTAACAAGTTTGGAAGACATGATCGCAATCAATCTCGTTAAGCAGCATGCGATTAATGGATTAGACAAATCTGATAAGGATTACGATAAATACGTTTCTGAATTAGAAGTATATGTAGTTTGGAAGTGCAAAGTACTGAAGAACTGGAAGTATATTATCAGTACGATCCTTCCAGATGGAATGTATTATGAACTGACATTCAATGGAGAAAAAGAAGAATGGTATTTCGATGCTTATAAAAAGCTTCTAAATGAGTGTGTTAGCAAAGATAGGGCAATTGATATGTTGTGCAGTGAGGTTGCAAAAGAAAAAGAATGATAGGATTTATTGTTGGAGTCATATTAGGTGGTTCTGCTGCTATTGTATTGTATTCATTGATTGTTTCAGATCGTGTTCAAAATTTAGAACATGAGAATGCGAAACTGATTGATGAAATGCAGAGGGTTGAGCATGAGTTAGTGTCATATAAATACCTTCATGACAATTCATATATTGGGTTTGAAGAAACGAAATGACAAGTATATACACGCAGGAAGAAAAGAGTTATTGGTACAACTACATCTTTGATGTCATGGCCAAAACAAGTAAAGGTTCATTTTCTATCGGAGTAAATCCACCAAGGCAGAGCTTAAAGAAAAGAGAAAAAGCGACTCGATTCGTATGGGATTTATTAAGAGAAAACGAAGCGTTAGAAGAAGAAAATAAGGCCTTGAAAATTTCACAAAGTTTTTAGTTTAAAAAACAATGCTTAGAGTCTTTATTCTAGGGCTCTGAGTGTTGTCTGACTTTAGGAAAATAATTCTAAGGTTATTTGACATGAAAAAAAGGAGGAAAAAGCATGATAAACAGAGTTGTTTTAGTAGGCAGATTGACAAAGAGTCCTGAGCTTAGAAAAACACAAAATGGAACAAGCGTATGCAAGTTCACATTGGCAGTTAACAGACGAGTGACAGGACAAGGTCAACCGGATGCAGATTTCATTAGTTGTGTTGCCTGGAACAAGACAGCCGACCTCATGCTGCAGTATTTAAACAAAGGTTCATTGATTGGAATTGAAGGAAGACTGCAGACTGGAAGATTCACAAACAACAATGGAGAGACTATTTACACGTGTGATGTAATGGTAGATACATTGCAGTTCTTAGACCCGAAAAAGTCTGAAGAGCAGAATGAAAATCAAGTGCCAAGAGAAATGACAAGCAGCGAAGGAGGATATCCATGGTAAGTGAAAAAGACGTTGTTAATCATCCAGAGCACTACGAAAGTGGTTCGTATGAATGTATTGATGAGATGTTGGAAGTGTTTGGTCCTGAAATCGTATCGCATTTCTGTTTGTGTAATGTTTGGAAATATCGTTACAGAGCAATTAACAAGAACGGAAAAGAAGATATGGAAAAGTCAGACTGGTACATGTGTAAGTACATTGATCTAAAGAAAAAGATGAATGAGTCTGAGCTTAGTTATTATGAAAATTAATTGGCAGTTAGTATTATTAGTTGTATTTGGAATATTGTATATTTGGGTATTTACAGCAATTTGTTGTGGTGCAGTATGGATTGTTTCAAATATTGTTAAAGGTTTATGTTTTATGTTTTCGTTGTATTAGTGGGGGTAGGCTATGAAACAAGTAGTATTGCATAATAAAATTGCAGATGATGCATTTGATTGTTTGAAAGAGTTGATTGACGTTATGACCTATGAAAGAGGTGGCATGCGTGAAGCAGCTCAGAAACAATTAGACTATATCAAACAAGAGTTCTCGAAACTTGAAAGAGAGAACTGTGGATTGAGACAAACTAACTTCAATCTGCATAAAAAGCTTGATAGCAAGTATTCTGCAGATGTTCCTTGGTGTCGTATGTCTGAAATTCAAAAGGGACAACATGATTGAGGTATCCAAGACTGTGGCGCAGTTCATCGGTGATTTTAAATCATTGGATTACTGTTGCCACAGAATCATTGAATTGAATCAGGAGTTGGAAGTATTGAATCATAAGTTGTTAGGATTGAGTCATGAGTCTGAGAACTTATCAAAAGAACAGATGAAGTCCAATCTTCCAATGCCAACATATCAAAGAACATTCACATCCAAGTTGGCTTTGCTTGGAACGATTGAAGAATGTGAGAAAGAAATCATCTATTATCAGAAAAGAATCAACGAGTGCAAACCATTTGAATTATTAGGGCATACTGATATGAATATCATGTATGATTTATACTTCTTTAGAATGTCACAGTATGATGTGGCAGACAAATATGGATTCAGTCGCAGTGGTTTGATGAAGCACATTCACGCAGTTATCAAGAGCATTATTTGAAAGAGTCTACATTGTCTACCACTTTTCCGTGGTATATTAGTACCGTAAAAGATTCGAAAAAGCCAAGCAACGAATCTTTTGCACATTGAAAGCACGCACATGTGCTTTTTTTTATTTGGCACAGGCAGTCAGAGAAGCTCTCCTTGCTGACAAAAGTTTATATGAACATGCAAACGTCTGACTGTCTTTGCGAGGTGGAATCATGGCAAAAATGAAAAGACGTATGGATGAGAGTGATATAGCTTTTGCAGTCGAGTGCATCAGTAGCGGTGACAAGCATAGATTCTACAACTCTAATCGTTGGAAGAAGACAAGAGCACTGGTCAGGTCCATTGATCATAACGAATGTCAGAGATGTAAAGAAGTGTATCATCGTATTCGTAAAGCGAACATGGTGCATCATGTCAATCATCTTGAAGACAGACCAGACATTGGTCTAGAGATATGGTTAGAGGATGGGACAAGGAACCTTGTCAGTCTATGTAACTCTTGTCACGATGAGGTTCATCCTGAAAAGCAAGTGAAGTTCCGTAAGCATATTGAAGAACTAAAGCGTAAGAAAGAAACGAATGATGAATTATGGTGATACCCCCCCATCGAAAAAATCGGACCTAAATTTCCATAATGGGAGAACGGTAGTGGGGACTTCACATTTCATCTTTTTTCGCGCATATGAGAAAAAATGGGAGGAGGTGCAGCCATGGCAAAACCAGGAAGAGATACGATCATAAAAAGAATTAAACGAGATTTATTGGACCAATTAAAACAAAAAGATTTACAGGGACAGCATTATCAGAGTTTAGTTGATGATTACATTTACATGGCCAAACAAGTTTATGTCTATCAAGACGATATAGATAAACGTGGTTCGATTGTAGAATACCCAAACTCTTCAGGAAAAGTAGTTACAAAGAAAAATGAATCGTGTGACTTATTACTTAAGACAAATCAGCAGATGCTAAAATTGCTAGATTACTTAGGAATCAAGCCAAGCGAGAACATCACGGCAGGCGACGATTATGAGTTGTAATCTGCCTTTTTTTGTGCGCAGTTATTTCAAATTAATGGATGAGCATCCGGAACATTTTTGCAAATGGCAATTCAAGCTCAGAGACAACATCATCCTTCCAGCATTCGAATTTGAGGAGCTTACAGTATATGAAGAAAGAGCTAAAAAATACTTTGGGTTATCCAAATATTTAGGCCTTAAATTATTTGAATGGGAAGAGTTCGTGCTCGGATTACATTTATGTGTATACCGTGCAGACGGACTGCCAAGATGGTCCGATCTAGTGTGTTTGATTGGTCGTGGAGCAGGAAAAGATGGCGTAATCAGTATTGAATCAATGGCACTTGCAAGCCCGTACAACCCTGTATCAAGGTACAATGTAGATATTTGTGCCAATAACGAAGACCAGGCAACTCGACCCGTAAAAGACCTATATGATGCCTTTGAAAATAAAAAGAATGTGCTTTCTAAATTCTATAAATGGACAAAAGAATCAGTAACAGGTTTGAAGCAAAATTCTGTAATCCATGGGCATACAAACAATGCCAAAGGAAAAGATGGTCTGCGAAGCGGTGTGGTAATTTTCAACGAGTATCACGCTTATGAGAATTACGAGAATATCAACGTATTTACTACCGGTTTAGGTAAAGTTGAAGAACCAAGAAGGTCCATATTTACCACAAATGGTGATGTAGTAGATGGCCCACTGGATGAGCTTTTAAAGGTCTGCTACGACATATTGAACGGTGACTCTCCCGATAACGGGATGTTGCCGTTTTTGTGTTGCTTAGATTCCAAAGAGGAAGTGGATGATGAAGTGAATTGGCATAAAGCCAATCCTTCACTGATGTATCGACCTTCTTTAATGGATGAAATCAGAAAAGAATATGTCGAATGGAAAAAGAATCCTGCAAGACTTCCGGCTTTCATGACGAAAAGAATGAATATTCGTGAGACAAGTTCTTTGATCACAGTAACATCTTGGGAAAATATCAAAGCCACAAACAAAGAAATCCCCAATTTAACAGGCTATGAATGCATTGTCGGTATAGACTTTGCGACAACAAATGACTGGATTGGTGTGGATGCACACTTCAAATGCGATGATAATCGGTATGATATCAACCATGCATGGGCGTGCAAACAGTCGTATGACTTCCCTCGACTAAAACCCCCTTTAGGCGAGTGGGAGTTAAACGGACATATATCCATCATTGATGAACCTGAGATCGATCCAAGAATCATCATGGAATACATTTCAACTTTGCAGAAAAAGTATTATGTAAAAGCCGTCGCGCTGGATAACTATCGTTTCGCCTTAATGCGTGAATATTTAGAAGTGATTGGATTCTCAATTGAAAACAAGAACATTATTCTAGTTCGACCAAGCGATATTATGAAAGTCTATCCAATCATAGACAGATGTTTCACGAATCAGTATTTCCACTGGGGCGATAATCCATGTCTAAGGTGGGCCACGAATAACGTTAAGCTTGTTCGAGCTAAAAAGTCTGTACTTTCAGCAACCGGAGAAGCGGATACAGGCAACTTCATGTTCGGAAAGATTGAGCGTTGTACAAGGAAAACCGATCCTTTTATGGCATTGGTTGCAGCTATGTGTGGAGAGTCTAGGCTTTCAAATATGGTTGCTCCAGGGAATAGAAGAAAGCGTGTAAGAGTACATGTGTATTGATTTAGGAGGTGAGTAAATGGCATGGGATATATTTAAATTTTTAATCGGAAAAAATACGTCTTCTAAATCAGACATTAAGCCAGTTAGCTATGAATTGATATCTGAATATTATATTCGTGAATTGGCATTTAGTATGATGGTGAATCGTGTAGCATCTGCTATATCGAAATGCGAAATCATGACGTATGAGAATGGGAAGAAGAAAAAAAGTGATGAATGGTATAGGTGGAATGTCCAACCTAACCAAAATCAAAACGCAACGCAGTTTTGGAACAAGCTTATTAATCGTTTATATAACGACAATCAAGCAATCATTGTTCCGATCAACGATGAGTTATATGTGGCCGATAGTTTTTTCTATGATGAAACAGGCGCATTTTATGAACACTCGTTTAAAAGCGTAGTGATCAATGGCTTTAGTTTAGACAAGAGCTTCAGAATGTCTGAAGTTTTTTATTTTAAATTGAATGACAAGCGTATCAAAAGCCTAGTGGATGGAATCAATACATTCTACGGAAAATTAATTAACGCAGCATATGCGAACTACAATGCTTCGCACGGCAACAAAGGTTTGTTATATATTGACCAATTTGCGGAAGGCGCAGATGATTTTGAAGAAACATTGAACGAAATGTTGAATGAAGATTTAAAAACTTTCTTATCGTCACCAAATGCAGTGCTTCCATTGTTACGTGGATATGAGTATAAAGATATTACACAGACAAAATCCGGAGGAGATACAAGAGACATACGCAAGCTGTATGACGATGTCATTGAAATGACGGCCATGGCTTTCGGAATCTCGAAACAGTTGGCCGTTGGAGAAGTGGCCGACACATCAAAAGCGGTCGATGATTTACTTACGTTTGTCATTGATCCATTAGTTGAACTCATTTCTGATGAGTTGAACCGAAAACTTTATTCAAAAGCGAAGTATCTGAAAGGATGCTTTGTTCGATTCAATACAAGTTTAATCAAGCACGTGGATTTATTTGATGTATCTGCAGCTGTAGACAAATTAGTATCTAGCGGTTGCTTCTGTATCGACGATATCCGTGTAGCGCTAGGCCAGGAGCCACTTGATGAGGAGTGGAGTAAACAATACTTCATGACAAAGAACTATGCGACAATCGACGAGCTTTTGAAATCTATGAAAGGAGGAAATGACAATGCCAAAGATTAGAATGATGAAGATGAGAATGCAACTTAATCCGGAAATGAAGAATGAAGCGGATCTAGAATTGTATGACGATATCGGCGAAGAGTATGACTGGTGGACAGGAAAAACAAGTGGAATCAGTGCAGAATCCATTACTCAGTTCTTAAGAGAAAACCAGGGTGTTGACACAATCAATGTGCATATCAATTCAAACGGAGGATTTGTATTCGAAGGAATCACAATTCACAACGTTTTAAAAGGTTCAGGGAAAACAATCAATGTTATCATTGATGGATTGGCTGCATCAATTGCCAGTGTAATCGCAATGGCAGGAGACACAGTTAAGATGTATCCTACATCACAAATGATGATCCATAACTGTTGGACTTACTGTCAAGGAAATGCAAATGAACTCAGAAAAATTGCAGATCAGATGGATGGAATCATGGAATCTTCAAAAATCGCTTATCTAAGTAAAGCTAAAGAAAAGCTACCAAAAGAAACATTAGATGAGTTATTGGACGAAGAAACATATTTAACGGCTCAAATGTGTTACGACTATGGTTTATGCGATGAAATTATCGGAGTTGACCCAAAACAGAAAGCACAGAAAACCGAGCCACAAGCTAAGCTAGATAACCAACCGAATATGCCACCAGCGCAGAAAACAAACGGTTGGTTTTTTTAATGGACAAAAGGAGGAAAAATTATGCCATTAGCAATTAAAGAAAAAAAGGAAGAAATTTTAAACAAGATGTTACAGGCAATGCGCGACCAGAATGTTGATTCTTTTAAAGACGCAATGGTTGAATTGTCAGAAAATGTAGAATCTCAAGTGCTTCAGAAAGCAGCAGAATTAGCACAGGTTTCTGATCGTGAGATTTTAGCATCTCGCGGAGTGCGTCAATTAACTTCTGTAGAAAGTAAATTTTTTGAAGCATTGGCTACTGCAATGCGTTCAGATAATCCAAAACAAGCAATCACAAATCTTGATGTTGTAATGCCAGAAACAGAAATCAATGCGATTTTTGAAGATTTGCAGACAAACCACGAATTGTTAGCAGAGTTGGATATTCAAAATACACAAGGATTAATCAAGTACTTAATCAATAAGAACCCATCTCAAAAAGCTACATGGGGTAAATTAACAGATAAAATTAAAGAAGAAATGAGCTCTTCTTTTGAAGAATTAGATATGTCTTTATTGAAATTATCTGCATTTATTCCTGTATCTAAAGCAATGTTAGATTTAGGACCAGTATGGTTGGAAAGCTATATTCGTACAGTATTGTCTGAATGCATGGCATGCGGTTTAGAAGATGCAGTCGTTAATAACTTAAAATCTGATAGTGGATGTTTAGGAATGATGATTGACTTCTCTAAAGCCGGATCAGTCGCAACTGGTGTAACTACTTATACTGCACAGACTGCAATCGAAGTAACTGATTTAGAACCAACTACTTATGGTAGCGTATTGGCTAAATTGGCATTATCTGAAAATGAAAAACCACGTACAGTAAGCAATGTAATTATGATTGTTAACCCTAACGACTACTTCAATAAAGTATTCCCTGCAACTACAGTTCGTGGAGCAGACGGAACTTATAGAAACGATGTTTTGCCTTATCCCACTAAAGTAATTCAATCAATCGCAGTTCCTGAAGGAAAAGCAATTGTCGGCATGGGTAAATACTACTTCTTAGGAATCGGTATGGATTCAAAAGACGGAGTAATCAAATACGATGATTCTTGTCAATTCTTAGACGACAACCGAGTTTACTTATCTAAATTATACGCAAACGGTAAGCCAAAAGATAAACACTCATTCGTTGTGTTGGATATCACTAAGTTAAAGCCAGCTACAATTCATGTTACTCAAGTAACAGATACAGCAGCAGCTGCCTAGGTGTATAGATGCCAACGGATGAAATCATCAAAACTCTGATTGATGAATATAAAATCAGAGTGGATATGGCATGGTGTGACGAGGATACAACGAAAAAAATAGAGTTCTTTTTAAAGGACTCTATTGTTGATATTGCCAGGTTTACCGGTGATAACGATTTCGATTATTCTGTGCCGAGCACTCAGAAAGCATTAATGTTCACCCGTTGTCAGTATGCGCTTGAAAATATGCTAGATGATTTCTATAAGAATTATCAGAGTGAAATCAATGCATTACATACGAGAGCGAGGGTGAGTCGTTATGCTAGTAAAAAAGCAGAATCAAACACTCACGTTTAATAATGGAGCGATAAATGTCCTTGAAGTTGAGGACAGAGTTATTCGCTCAAATCGTATGGAAAATATTCATTATCATCAAGACGCTAAAAGTTTTTCTAGATTTTGGAAAGCTTATGCAGCAGGGGTTGAAATCCAAACAGTGATTTCAATCCCTTTTATTCATTCAATAAAACAGAATGATGTTGTTGAATTGACAGATTTTAGCAGTGGAGAAAAACAGATTTTTGAAATCAAGCAATTATCTGAACGTATGGACACTGCACCAAAATCGTATCAATTAACGTTAGTGAAAGGAGCAATCAAATATGTTGACCGTAGAACAGGTAATGTCTGATTTAGAAAAAGAAGGCTACCTAATCGCATATACGCATTTCAAACATGATGTTGAGCCTCCTTTTTTGATTATTCCTGGAGTAACTACAGAAAACGAATTCGCAGACAACCATGTATATGAAAGCGTGGAAGTGTTCTCACTTGAATTTTATTGTTGTGAAGACTTAAGGCAATCATGTGCAAAACTAGAGCAGATATTCGACAAGCTAGGGTACGCATGGGAAAAAGAATATCAAGTATGGATTGATGAAGAAAAAATGTTAGACACGAGGTATTCATTAGCATGAAAGTAGCAATCAATGAATTTTCAAATGCCGTGAATGACATTTTAAAAGAATACGCAGACGACGTTTACGAAGATGTGAAAGACATTGTCGATGACGTTACGGATGAAGCATTAGGCATATTGAAAGACGCAGCACCAGTTGGTAAAGGTAAGCACGCGGGCGAATATAAAAAAGCTTTAAAAAAGAAAAAAGTGAGCGAGACACTCACCAATAAAACAAATGTACTTTATGCGGAAGCTCCACATTATAGGCTTACGCATTTATTGGAGCATGGTCATGCCACTCGCAACTGCGGTCGTACAAAACCACAGGAGCATTTTGGCAAGGCCGATAAATTTATTAACGATGAATTACCTGAAAGGGTAGAAAGAAAAATAGGAGGAAAATAATGGGAGATAAAGAAAAAATTAGATACGGTCTACAGGATTTGCACGTTTTTTCTGTTGAATATGCAGACGGAACATATACGTTCGGCACGCCTGAAAGACTAGAAGGTACTGCAGCTTTAAAGATGGATCCAAACGTAAACGTAGAAAAAATCTATGCAGACAACCATGTATATTACATTATTCGCGATGACAAAGGATACTCATCAGAACTTGAAATGTATTTGTTCCAGGATGACTTCTACACAAAATATATGGGTATGCGAAAATCCACTGAAGGAAACCTTGTTGAATCAGATTCTGATGAGCCAAAACCATTTGGTATGATCTTTAGAATCGAATCAGACAAGAACCCAACATATCACGTTGTATTCTTGAACGAAGTCACTAGCAAGCCTGGGTATGATTTGAAAACAGCAGAAGATAAGAGAACAGTGTATACGAGCAAATTATCTATTGATTCATTGCCATTGCTAGATGGTTCAGGAATCATTAAATCGGCAGTTCATAAAGGTGATAGCAACTACGACACGCTTCTAACAAAAGCGCCAACAGCACCAACTTTCACAGTAGCTGCCTAAGTTGAAAATAAGCAAGGAGAGTAAATATGTTTAAAGTAGTTACAATTGAAAATAAGAAAATTCCAATGAGATCAAGTGGAATGACAGGTCGTATTTACGCACGTGAATTCAAGAAAGACCTTTTAAGCACTATTTATAGTTTAGATAAATTGAAAAATGGTGAGCAAGTTGACGGAGAAGTCATCAATGAACTTGCCTGGGTGTTAGCAAAGACGGCCAATCCAAAGATTAAAGATTTTGAGGATTGGTTAGATGGCTTTGAAACACCTTTTTCTATTATGAAAGCTATGCCACAAATTACTGACTTGTTATTTGATAGCTCGTCAGGAATTGTGAAAGGAAAAAAAAAGAATCAAGTGAAGAAAGTGCAACATTCTACGAATTAGTAATTGCAGCACTTAAAGTAGGCCTAACCATCCATGATATTGATCATATGGATATAGGTGAAGTATTAGATATTGTAATTACATATTTAAATACCGTAAATGAAGAAGCGGTAGATTCAAGAGACGCAACACAGGAAGACATCGACAAATTTTGGGGTTGATGCCTTCCTTATTTTTTAGGAAGGAGGCAAAAAATGGCAAGCAAAAATTTAAAAGGTTTAACGCTGCAGATTGGCGGAGATACTACAGAGTTATCCAAAGCATTAAAAAAGCCGGATAAAGATATCAGTGATTTACAATCAAAGTTAAAATCTGTGAACCAGATGTTAAAGTTTGATCCTTCCAACACTGAGCTTTTAGCTCAAAAACAAAGATTGTTGAAGGAGCAGATTACTGCTACGGAAGATAAATTAAAATTGCTGAAAGAAACACAGAAACAATTTGTTACTGAAGGTGGAAATGTAGATTCTAAGCAATATATTGCTTTAGAGCAAGAGATTCAAAAAGCAGAAAGCGCATTAAAGCGTTTGAATTCTGAAACGTCAAACGTAAGTGCGAATATGCAGGCTTTTGGTGAAAAAGCAAAGCAAGTAGGTGACAAATTCACTTCTGTTGGTAAAGAAGTAAGCAAAGCATCTGCAGTTGCAGTGGGTGCAGGCGTTGCGTCGTATAAAGCATGGTCAGAAGTAGATGATGCATTAGATTCAGTTGCAGCCGGTACCGGAGCAACCGGAAAAGAATTGGAAAGCCTTCAACAGACTGCAAAGGATGTATATACATCAATGCCTGTTGATATCAAAGCTACAGGGCAAGCCGTGGCGGATATCAATACACGTTTAGGCTTACAAGGAGATGCATTGGAAGAAGCTACACGTCAGTTTATGAAGTACTCTGAAGTGAATAGTAGTGATGTTTCTACATCGATAGAAACTGTAGCTAAAGCTATGAACGATGCGAATATTCCTACTTCAGAGTTAAACAGTGTTCTAGATGAGCTAACATCAGCTAGTCAAGCAAGTGGATTAACAGTTGACACATTGGCAGAAGCATTGTCACAAAACGGTGTGCAAATGCGAGCTTTAGGATTCAACACGCAAGAAACAATTGCATTACTAGCAACTATGGAGAAAAACGGTGTCAATTCATCTGTAGTTCTTACAGGTATGAAAAAGGCAATGGCAAATTATGCCAATGCAGGAAAAGACGCCAATGTTGAACTAGGTAATCTATTCCAAGGTATCCAGGATGGAACAGTCAGTGCTTCAGATGCTATGGATGTATTTGGAACAAAAGCCGGAGCTTCTTTATATCAATATATTCAGGAAGGTAAGTTAAATTACCAGGATTTATTAAAAGTATTGCAAGACAGCAATGGGCAGTTGGACGCATCATATGAAGCAATGCTAGACCCAATGGACCAGGCTAAAGTTGCAATGAACAATTTAAAGCAAGTTGGTGCCGATTTATTTGACCAAATCCAAGCTACATTAGCTCCGATGATTCAAGCCCTTGCCGAAAACTTGCAAAGGTTCAGTCAATGGTTTAGCACGTTAGACCCAAATGTTCAACAGTTTATCGTTATTGTAGGTTTAGTCGTTGCTGCTTTAGGTCCGGTGCTCATATTCATTGGCCAAATATGTACTGGAGTAGGTAAGATTATTGAAATTGTTGGATTCCTAGGCGAGTTCTTAGCTCCTGTATTTAGCGCAATCGGTTCAGGATTAAGTGCACTGTGGGGACTTATTCTAGCTAATCCAGTTATAGCTATAGTTGTCGGAATCATTGCAGCAATTGCGTTGTTGTGGACTAAATGCGAATGGTTCAGAAATGGTGTTACAAATCTGATCAACAATCATCGTGATGGTTTCAAAAACGGATGGAACAAAATCAAGAACATATGGACTAACGCAATTGATGGAATCAAAAACAAATTCAGTTCAATGATTAAAGAAGCCAAAGAATGGGGTAGTGATTTTATTGAAGGTTTCAAACAAGGTATCTTAGGCAGAATCAAAAGTCTGTTCTCTGCAATCACGAGCATTCCTAAGAAGATTCGTAGATTATTGCACTTTAGTAGGCCGGATGAAGGACCATTACGTGATTATGAAACGTGGATGCCGGATATGATGGATGGTTTATCAAAAGGTATTCGAGAAAATTCATATAAGGTCGAAGATGAAATGAAGAGTTTGGCATCAAAAATGAATGTGAATGCATATTCTAAAGCAAGTGTTGCTCAAACATTAAGTGCTAACAGTTCTACAGTGATTCATTTGAATGTTGTTTCTGAGCTTGATGGAAGACAAGTGAGCAAGGTAGTGTCGCAAAGTATTACACGTTCGGCCAATTCAAGATTGGCATTTAAGGGGGCATAACATGAAATTAAAAAAGTTATTTCACTTCACATTAGATGATGTTCCTAGTTACGTATATGAAATCGCCATAGCCGAAAGACCGGATATTCCTTCTCCTGAAAAAGACTATTACACTCCAGGTGATATCACTGGAGTGAATGGTAAATATTATGAAGATTTAGGAACCTTCAGAAACGTTGAAATTAAACTAGAATGTTCTTTTATCAGTCATGATCCAAACAAATGGGCAGAAAAATGGAGAGAAATTAAAAACTGGATTCTAGGTGAAAAACATAAAATTATTCGCTTTTCAGATGATGAGGGCTTTTATAGAAAAATCGCAAAGATTTCTTTAAGCTCATCTGAACGCAAGGCATTACGTGCCGGTGTATTTACAATCACATTAGAAGCAGAACCGTTCGAGTATTTAAACGAAGGATTGACTGAAATCAATCATAAACATATTAAAGAAAATCGATATTATGAATGTTGTCCTACGTTTATTTTAAACAGTACGGACATGCAGACTTTGACAGTGAACGGAAGAGAATTCAAAGTTGACTGCAAAGGTAAGACCATTGTCAATACTGAATTGAAAATAGCGTATAGTGATAACTCGCTTGTTAATACAGTAGGTGATTTTGAAGACTTATGGTTTGAAAACGGAAAATGTGAAGTCAAAAGTACTTGTCCATGCCTTGTGCAGCCGAATTGGAGGTGTGTATAAATGATTCAAATTTATCATGCATCTCAAACGGATTTTACAGTGAACGGAATTGAAGTGCATCCATCTGAATGTCTATTTGAAGCTACGATTAATGGAACATGGGAATTGTCTATGACAGTTCCTTATTCCGATGATCATTGGAAAGATATAGAAGATAATGGAGTTGTGAGAGTAAGAACTCCTTACGGAGCACAGCTATTCCGCATTTATTCAAAAGATAAAAACAAATTTGAAGTGTCAGTCAATGCATACCCAATATTTATGGATGCAAAGAATGACACTTTTATTTATGATAAACGTCCTACCAACTGCGATGGCCAAACGGCATTAAGTACATTGTTGAATGGTACAAAGTATAATGGCCATTCCAATATTGGAGTTAAGTCTACTGCATACTGGATAAGAAAGAATGTACTTGAGTGCATCGGTTCAGACGATGACAACTCATTCTTGAGCAGATGGGGTGGTGAAGTCAGATATGACAACTATGACATTTATATTTACGACCGTATCGGTGCTGATAATGGAATGCGTGTAGAATTCGGATTCAATATGAATGAAGTAGAAGAAAAGATTGACTTCAGTAGCACAGTAACGCGTATCAGACCGGTTGCATACAATGGATATCAACTACCAGAAGGTGAGTTTGTAGATAGTCCGTTACGTAATAAATACCCTAAAGACTTTATTTCAGAAATCACATATGACTACATCAAGTTAGCTAGTGATGTAAGTGGCGAACCTCAAGATGGTGATGTTGTATGTGATTCAATCGATTCATTGTGTGATGAATTGAGAAAAGCTGCTAAAAAAGAGTACGAGCAAAATCAAATCGATAGGCCTTCCATTGAATACAATGTATCTGTTTTTGATTTATCCAGATCAGATAAGTATGCAGAGCTTAAATCCTTATTGAAACTAAACTTAGGTGATACTGTCAAAGTCAGAAATAGACGTTTAGGAATCGATACAATGGCTCGTGTTAAGTCTATTAAATATGATTGTATCAGTCAGAGAATGGATGCGTTGACGATTGGAGATGTGGTTCCGTCTTTCTTCGATAAGCAGGCCGACATTCAAAGAAGTGTTGAAAAAGCTATTGATATTAAAGATTCGTCTGTTCATGCGGAGATGATAAAAGGAATCGTCAATATGATGAACACGCAGATGAAAGCTCAAAAAGACAATGCGACAAGGTCAGACGTTCGTGCGATTCTGTTCGAAGACACTGATCCTAATTCAGATATGTATGGAGCGTTGTCGTTAGGCACACAAGGAATTCAAATTGCACATACTGTTGATGAAAAAGGAAATTGGCAATGGTGTACTACAATCAATTACAATTCAATTATTGCAGACTATATTTTGACAGGCGTTTTATCTGATAAGAACGGTAAATTCCATTTAAATATGGATACTGGTGAACTGATAATGAACGATGGTACATTTAAAGGAGTTCTAAATACTGTCAAGGATATAAACGTTGGTGCCGAAATAAACATGCAGCCACGTGCCGAAGGAGTTGCTCAAGGTTCTGTGTGGGCAGATATCAAAGCTATTGACTCTAATGGAACTACACTTCCTGAAAGAGTTGCGTTCCGTTCTGTAAAGTCTAATGGTAGCTACGTAGCTCACAGTATTAAATTAATTTGTGGCGATGCGAGTGTATCCGTGGATAGTGACGGTTCAGTCAGTATGTTGAACGGCAGTAATAAAGTTAAAGTTTCAAAAGACGGAGTCGATATTATCACTGATAATAATGAGATTTCGTTAAGTAAAACATCGAGCACGATAAAGATTAACGGTAAAACCGGATTAACAGGTACATATACTGTTACAAAGTCGGTAACCACTAGATCAGGAATCGTGACAGGGGTTGAGTAATATGGCTCAACCCTTTTCTGTATTCGTTAATACGTACAATGGCACAAGTCATGATGTAGACGGCTCTTATGGTGCCCAGTGTTGGGATGGATATGCATTCTATATGCAATGGCTAGGCTATCCATATGCACACTGTACTGCGAGTGGAGGTGCTAAAGACATTTGGGATTTACGTGCTTCTAACGGAATGTTAAATTCATGTAATGTCGTGAGTTCCCCTCAAAATGGAGATATCGCAGTTTGGGGATCAAACATGGGTGGTGGATATGGTCACGTAGCCATGTACTACAATGGCAAATATTTTGGTCAGAACCAAGGAAGTAGTGGAGGCTCATATGGAGGGCCATTTAATTTATTATCAATTGGGACTGCTCCATTAGGTTGGTTTAGACCTAAATGTTATGCCGGTGGTTCTGAAGTTGTTAAAAAGAAATTACAACTTACATTAGTAAATGGAATAGTAGTTGGAACAAACTACGTTTAGATAGGAGATATGCAATGGAATTATTTAGAAATGGTTTAAAGTTATCTGTTACAAAAGGATTGGATGAATCGCAAGGTTCTGCCAACGTTCCAGTAACACTTGCGCACGATTCAAGCGATGAATATGCAGATTACACAGAACAGATTCATATGAAGTATTCTGCCAACGGAAAAGTTTACAAAGAGATTCTTCCGTACGGTAATAATGTATATACAATTCACAGTAAAGCAATGGCCAACGTTGGATCATTGGAATTGGCAGTGCATTTAATTAAAGGAACGACCGAGCTAGTTACAAACCAGGTTACACTTGAAGTTAAAGAAGCACCAAATGCAGTTAGTATGGTTGATCCTGGTGAACACAACTGGCAACAGTTAGTTGACCAATACATGGAAAGTAAATTGAGCAATTACACAACTGAAAATAAAGTTCGTGAGATTCTAGATGCAATGTATCCAGTAGGTTCAGTTTATATCACGGCTGATAAAAACAACCCTGGTAACTTCATAGGAGGGACTTGGGAGCAGTTCGGACAAGGTCGTACTTTGATTGGTGAAGGTACTGGAAACGATGGTAGTACAAGTATGTCCTTTACGGCTTCAAAAACTTATGGGGAGTATCAACATACATTAACGATTAGTGAAATGCCGAGACACGACCACGCGGTCATAACAGGTACGCATCAAACGTCAACTCCTGAAAAGTACGGATTCTATCCTTTAAGAATTTCTGATACGATTGATGATTCAAGATTTGCGTATACACGAGATAAAGGAAGCTCGAGCCCTCATAATAATATTCAACCAAGCATAGTGGTTTTCTTTTGGGAACGAACTGCATAAGTATGTCATTTACTTCTTTAAAAGAAGGATGAGAGTATACTCACGTATTAAAAGAACCTGAGATGCCTAAGCATAATCATCCTGTAAATTTAATGGTCAAAGGCTATGGAGGATGGCCTGAGAAAGTTGCTAGCACTGTTGGAGTAATGATTGATAATAGTACTAAAAACTACGTAAATCAGAATGAGAAAGTTAATGCAACAGATGTGACTGCGTTTGTACGCGATGGACTGACCGGGGGAAGTCAACCTCACAATAATTGCCAGCCTTATATTGTTACGTATTTTTGGAAAAGAACTATTTAACCCTTTTCCAAAATGTAACAGTAATATATGGTTGAACATTGTTGTGAGCATATCCTGTGCCAGTTTTGCCAGTTAAGCTTGTCCATTGGTTAGATTTAAATAAATGATCATTTCCTGTATTTGGTGCAGTATTCCATACAAAAGGTGAATCTTTTGATGTCGTTCCATCAGGGAAAGCATGATCATGTGGAGCTAATTCATTAATATTTAATTTGTGAGCATATTCCCCTCCTGTACTTAAGGAAGTAAAAGACATACTTTGACTCATGATTATATGTATGTCCTTTGCTACTAATTCTCAAGGTGGTGAGTACAAACACAAGCTGGATATTCCGGAAATGCCCGCTCATGCGCATAGGTCCCCGACGCAACGAGATGACAATGCTACATTTGAATCCTATGATTGGGGCGACTATATGAATCTTATAAAAGAAAGAGCTGAGAAAGGGAAAAAATACTGGTGGTCTATTACAGACTACCAAGGCGAAAATAAAGCACATAATAACATCCAACCATTTATCACAGTCACCTTTTGGAAGAGGGCTAGTTAATTCTTTTCCAAAAAAACGTAACTATATACGGTTGAACATTGTTGTGATGCGCATCGCCTCCTAACGAACCTGCTTGCACAAACGCAGATACCTTTGTAGCATTAACTTTTTGTTCTGGAATAACATAGTTTGTAGTAGTGTAGTCTATCATTACTCCATATTTGTTTACTATTTGTTCTTCCCAATTAGAACTCCCTTTGGCCATCAAAGATATATCATGATTATGATTTGGCATTTCTGATTGAGTCAATTTATGTTTATATTCTCCACCAATTGAATTTGGTGTAAAAGACATACATGTAGATTTAATTAAAAGTATGTCTTTTACAACTGAAAAAATAGGAGGAAGTTATACTCATAAACTAAAAAAAGAGGAACAATATTTGTATCATGATGTTGGAACGGGAGCCAATATTGGAGCTTGGGTTGGTTTTGCTTGGAACAATCCAAACATAGATGCAAATATTATTAGACCAACATGGAGTCCGTCGTCGTTTTCGCTAGTGCAACCTTATACAGTCGTATATTTTTGGATACGTACTAAATAGTGTGTATGTATGTCATTTACTTCCTTAAGTACAGGGGGAGAATATGAACATAAATTAGTTGTTTCGGAAATGCCTAAGCACGGACATGGACTATCTTTATTTTTGGATGGTCAATCGCAAAATAACAGCAATGATGCAGTTAGCGCTGAGTGGTCGAAAAAATATATAAGGCATGATAATCCAATATATGAAACAGGTGGAGATAAACCTCATAACAACATTCAACCATATACAACAGTGTCATTTTGGAAAAGAATTAGTTAGTTCTCTTCCAAAAGAAAGTGACAATAAAAGGCTGTATAACATTTAATGGTTCATTCTTTCCATCTGTCGTTAAACGCCAACCATATTGGTATACAGAGCCGTCTCCTACAACCCTATTTTCAGAATATGGTTTTATACCAAATTCACCTTCAGGGATTTTTCCTAGAACTTCGCCGTAAACGCCAATGTTATCCCAATCATAGTGATTCATCGGTACAATAGCCGGAATTTTTCCTAACATGTAATTTGGAATATTATCTTTAGTAATCTTTTTACAATAAGTACCGTCTGTTTTGTTGGCAGTAAAAGACATACATTTACTTGTAATAATCGCAAAGAAGTTCAACGCACTTTCTTTTCAATTCCATTTGTGGATGTACGTATATATTCATAGTTATTGACACGTTTGAGTGGCCAAGTAATTCGCTCAAGCTTTTGTAGTCGCATCCACATTCAATGCACCTTGTCGCAAATGTATGTCTGAGCGCATGGAATTTACGATGTGGTAGTTCAAGTTCTTTTAGAACTCTATTGTAGTAAAGCCTATATTTGTTAGGCTCTATCGGTTTATCTCGATTAGTTAATATGTAATTATCTTCTTCACCTTGAAGTAGTATCGCATAATGCATAATCCATGTGTTCAGTGGAATCATGCGTGTGCTCGATCTCGATTTAGGCGGTGTCACATATAAGTGACTACCGTCTTCTTTTGTATATGTTCGTATCATAGTTTTATCTATTTTTAATAATTTACTTTGGACATTGATATCACTCCACTTAAGAGCGCACAGTTCTCCGATTCGGATACCAGTGTGAATGCATAAAAGAATGCCAAAGTTTTTATAGTTAATCTCAGACTGGAGGTGATTAATCAATGTTATTTGATTCTCTTTATCAAATATTTCGACCGCCTTAGACGGATGATACGGTAATTGTATTTCGACTTTAAACGGAAGTGTAAATTTTAATAATTGAATTATGTCCTTCGCATATTTAAATGATATGCCACCTTTTCCATCTTTACGGCCACATTCAATTTTTTGAAGAATCATCTCCTGAAGAATGTCGTTATTCAATTCTTCAATTTGATAATCGCCTAAGTCAGGCATTATGTGATTCATAATCACATTACAATAATTTGTATACGTGCTGTATTTTAGATAGATTTTCTTTTCTTTCAACCAAGATGTTAATTTGTCAGAATATAGCATTTTTATTTACCTCGCTTTTTTCATATTAAATTTTGAGGGTTTTACACATTAAACACAAATTAAACAAACGATATACAACTGCGCCATATATTTGATGCAGTTTTTTTATTTTAAGAGGAGAAAAAAATATGAAAGTATTTACTAGTTACTACAACAACGTATGTGGTGCAATCATCGCATTACTCACACTTATTTTCGGTGAACACTGGTTCTTGTTCGCCGTTTTTTTATTATTAAACGTAATCGATTGGATTACAGGATGGATGAAGTCAAACATCAACCATAAGACTAATAGCAGCAAAGGATGGACTGGGGTTCTTAAAAAACTAGGATACTGGTTGATGATTGTATTCGCTTTTGCAATTTCGGCTTGGTTTATCGAAATCGGCAAAACAATCGGAGTTGATCTAACACTAACAACTCTATTAGGATGGTTCGTCTTAGCTTCCTTGACTGTTAATGAAGCAAGATCAATCATCGAAAACTTTGTTGAAGCCGGCTATGACGTACCGAAAATTCTAATCAAAGGATTAGAAGTGGCTGATAAGAAAATCAATCAGGAAGAGATTTAATCATGAACTACTTCACAAAAGATGATTTTCAAAATGAATGGCTAGGCAAATCGTCTAGCCTAGGTGGCTACTACAATCAGTGCGTTACTCTTTTTAAAGAGTTCTTGAAGAAAGCCGGATATCCTAACCCAGGAAGAGCGATTGGTGGCTCTGGAGGTGCTCGAGAAATTTGGCATCGAAGAGAAGCACTTGGATATGGTGATTATTTTAATTTCGAACAAATTGGCCATCCTGGTGATTGGTTCGTGTGGGATTCGGTATATGGTTGGTACAACGGAGTTTATTATGGCCACGTTGCAATGTTGATTAAAGACAACGGCAATGGAACAGGACAATTCTTAGGCATGAACCAAGGAACAAACTTATCTCCTGCAAACATTCAAACATTATCCTATAACGGTTCTTGCGGAGTGTTGCACTTCAAAGGATATAGTCATCCAACATCTAGCAGTGCAATTACTGTGTACAATCCATCTAATTTAGTTAGTGAGCATGCAATGGCCATACTTACTGTTGACAGTGTAGCAATTCGAGAAGGCTCTCCAACCGGTAAAGTATTGAAGCGAGTGAACTCCGGATATAAATTTGAATACTATTATAAAGTAGTAGCGAATGGGCATCGTTATGTAGTCAGTAAAGATAAAAATCAATTCATGGCCATTTCAAATTCTGAAGTTCACGGAAAAGATTTGTGGGCCACTTTCTCTGTGGTCGAAGAGAAAAAAGAAGAAGTAAAAGTTCCTGATCCAGTCGAAACTAAGCCAAATTACACAAAAAATGTAAAAGGGTATGGAATCGACATCTCTGAGCACAACAAAAATATTGACGTATCAAAATATGATTTTGTGATTATTCGTGCAGCTTACGGAGAACACACCGACAGTCAGTTTGCAGAAAATGTACAGAAATGCGTTAACGCAAATGTTCCTTTTGGCGTTTACCTATATGACTATGCATTGAACGATGAACAGGCAAAAGCAGAAGCTAATTACATTTTAGATTTATTAAAGAATATTGATGTTAAATTAGGCGTGTGGTTCGACATGGAAGATGCCGACCACTATAAACAAAAGAATGGAATCCTAACAAAAGACAGATGTACTCGCTCATGCAAAATCTTCTGTGATATTCTAAAAGAAAAAGGATATTACACCGGTGTATATACTTCTACATCATGGATTGGAACGTATGTAGATACAGACCATCCATTGTGGGTTGCAAACTGGGGAACGAATGACGGAGAGATTCAGTCTGATCAATCAGATAAAGCAGTTATGCACCAATACACATCGACTCCACTTGATAAGAATGTAATCTATCACGACGTGAGCTTCTATGCATCTAGTCCGGTAAAGGAAGAAGAAAAAGAGCCATCTGAAGATATTCCGAAACAAGATGATTCAACAGATAAAGAGCAAATCAACGTGAATGGCATCAATAAAATTATCGAGATGATCCTAAAAATCGTTGAAAAGATTTTCAAGTTGTTCAAATAA